ACCGAAGTTATTATTCCAACAAACCTAGTTGCTGTAGATAACGGAGACGGAACGGTTACTTTAACCGGTGATGTTAGTGGAACTTATGCCGATAACTTAGATGTCAAGATCAATGTTGTCGACAGCGCAGGCTTGGAAGAAGTTTACCAAGAGTCAAGCTTGGATGTGTTGTTCTCGGTTACAAGCGGAACATTTAGTGCAGTTATGATTTTAGATGCAGACACTTACACATTTGAGGCTCAAACAGTTAACTCCATTGGAGAGACATCATCATTTGATGACTGTGTTGCTTCAAATGAAGTTGAAGTTGCAGAGCCTCCTACACCAGCCGCCGAGTTCTACGAAGATAGGTTGAATAGTACAACAATTGGAGATTACACCAACCCGACAAATGTCTTGACTCAAGCCACCTACGATGACAACACTGGTGTTTTATTTGTAAGCAGCTATAGTTCACCTGAGGCCATCTTAAATGTTAATGGTGGAACCACTGCTTTTGCAACAAACAATGACCCAGCAAACGATGGAGACCCAACAAAAAAAGTTTCTATTTCAATGTGGTTTAAAACCTCTGCTGCTTTTGGTGGGGGTAGGACCTACATGCATGTGGTCAAAGTTCAAAATGCAAATAGCCCAAATAGAACTTTGTTCGAAATCATTTTTGATAGTAACAACTTCATGGTTACATCTCCTTATACTCAAGCTCAAATTAATGCAGCGAATAGATTTACAAATGAAAATGGATTCACAATTGGCTCAATGTTAGACAATCAATGGCACCACTTCATGTACTACTATGACGGTGCTTCAAATGGAAGTCAGAAAATTTTCATCGATGGAACATTAGCAGCCAGCAAGACTCATAATGCGGACAGAGGAGTTATTTCCGATTACATGCATTCAGGTTTTTCCAAATTTTGGTTCAACAAAACAGGGGAGAATTACATTGGTGGAGACTTCGATTCTCTAACTTTCTATCAAGGCCTTGAAATGAATGAACAAATTGCGGGATGGATCGCTTCCGACACAACAAGACAAAGAATTTATTCTGATGACGTAGAGTTGCCGCCTGTTGCAAACTTCCTCGAAGACAGCTCATCTCTTGTTCTTGACCCGACATTGGTGACCAGTGGAGATCTTGAATACACATCCTCAGGAACATTGATTCACAAAGATACTAGTTCATTCACCAACAGCCCCGTTGCATCGGTCCCAGTTAGTTTATTTTCAAGCACAAATACACCTTCCAACATTATCTATAGTCTTTGGTTCAACATCGATTCAGATGTTGGAGGACAAGTTATTTTGCTAAAAGGAACATCCGGTAATTCACACACTGATGGAAACGGTCCGGGAATAGTTTGGCAAGCCGGAGGAGGAAATCCCTATCTTAGAGAGGCAACAAGTGGAATTACTGATGGATCAGGCGCAAATTCGCACTCCGACGGAACCGATGCCAGATATTACTATGATGCCGATAGCTCATTGTCTCAGGGCTCATGGCACCACGTAATTGTTCAGCACTCTTGGGACGGAGCTAAATGGATTTCAAACGTCTTCATCGATGGCGCAAGAGCAACAACAGCAGATGGAACATCTGTTTCTGATGTCCACATAGATAATAGCGCTAATCTTCAAACCATCCTGAATAGTTCAGATGGAAAGAGCTATCTTGTTTCGACACGAGGCTCTGAAATCGACTCATACGATGTGGTTGTAGACTCCACCGAGACAATTACAGAAGCAATGGCATCAGCCATCTACAGCGATTCAACGAGACAAACAGGTATTTTGGCAGCTATCGCATTAAACCCATAAACCGAACTATTTATTAACAAAAGGAACTAAAACAATGGCTAAAATCGCAAGAACCCCATTCAACGCCGCTCGATGGTTGACTAAAAACATTTCATCGACATCATCTATTTCAAATAAGCTTACTGGATATTGCCTGTTTGTAACGGCAGAGACGGAAGCGGTAAATTTAAATATCAACTATGTTGAGCAAGGATGCTATATGAAGATCATCTTGGCAGAAACTTCTTCTCAAGAATTGTCTTTGACGTTTCCTGCTATGGAAGGTGTTGCAATTTATGATGACAGTGGAGTTGGAGTTTTGTCTCTCGGAGATTCTGGTGAGACCACACTTGTCCTTCCTGTTGGTGCCACTGGTGGTTCTTACATCGATTTGATTTGCGATGGAGACAAATGGTATATCCAAGCGATGACACATGGCGTCCAATGGAATCAAAGAGCTTAAAAAATTAGGAGATTAACATGGCTAGCAATAGAAAAAAATTAAAAAGAAGATTAAAAGCAGCAAGAGCAGCTGAGATTCGTGCTGCTGCTAATAAAGCAATGGAAGTTGTAGCTAAAGCTGTTGAAAAAACAGAAGAAGTTGCAAAAGAAATTAAAGAAGAAGTCGTAGAAGCTGTCGAAAAGGCAGAAGAGATCGCAGAAGAGATTGCTGAAAAAGTCGAGGAAGCAATCGAAGAAACAAAGGCTACTGTTGAGGACATCGTTGAAGAGACCCAAGAAGCCGTTGAAGAAGTAAAAGAAAAGAAATCTGCGCGAAAGACAAAAAAGAAAACAACTCGCAAATCCTCCAAGAAAAAAGATTAAGTTTGTTTCATTTAACCTCCTTGCCCTCGAGTGATTCGTTGCTCGGGGGTTTCCTTTTATTTCGACTATTTAGTAAGACGGAGGATTTACTATGGCTTTCCCACCCTTAACGCCGACATCAAAAACATCGGCAATCATTCTACCTGAGCGCGGAGAAGAGACAGAAGTCTACGACTCTCTCGCAATCAAGTTCTACAGTTCAGACGCTTTCTTGTCTGGTGCTGCTTCTCAAGTTGCCTACACTTACAATCGACTTGGTGGAGACGTCTTAGACATTGAGTTAACCGCTAAAGAGGTCTATAACAACTATGAGGAGGCTTGTTTGGAATACTCTTACATAGTTAACCTCCACCAAGCTAGAAACGCCTTAGGAAGCGCTCTCGGCTCTCCTACAGGGTCTTTTGACGAGAAGGGCGGTTTGACTGCTGGTGAAGACGTCGCTCTCAAGTATCCAAAGTTCCAATTTGACTATGCGTTTAAGATTGCAGACAAGTTCTCGACAGAATCAGTTGTTGGAGGAACCACTCCAATCTATTCCGCATCGTTCGACATCACTCCGCTAAACCAAGACTACGATCTTCAAGAGATCGTTGAAGATCTTGCAGTAGCAGATCCATCCTTACCATTCGCAGATGCCATTGGAAGCGGAGATAAGAAATATAGAATTAAGATTCGCCAAATGTACTATGTGACTCCTCGACAGATGTGGAGATTCTATGGTTACTATGGTGGATTGAATGTTGTTGGTAACTTCCATAACTATGGACAGTATGCTGATGGCTCTACCTTTGAAGTTATCCCTGCTTGGCAGAACAAATTGCAAGCAATGGCTTATGAGGACCACCTTTACACAAGAACATCTCACTATTCTTACGAGATCATTGACAATAAGCTTAGACTTTATCCAATGCCCGACAGCGTAACTCAGAAAACATTCTGGTTTAGATTTTCTGTTGATGGCGGGAACCAAGCGTTCACCGAAGGAGAGTATGATTCAGGTCTCGAAGGTGTGAACAACATGAACACCATGCCGATGGAGAACCTTCCTTATGAAAGCATCAACTCAATCGGTAAGCAATGGATCCGACGCTTTGCTTTAGCTCTTTCGAAAGAGACTCTCGGACAAATCCGAGGCAAGTTCGGAGGCAGTGTGCCAATTCCCGGCGATAACATTCAGTTGAATGCATCAGACCTTCTATCTCAAGCACAAACAGAACAGCAAAACCTTCGAGAAGAGCTCAACAAGCAACTTGACGAGATGCTTTATGCTAAATTAGCAGAGACAGACAAAGCAATGGTTGAGAATGCCGATGCAATTGTTGGCAAAACACCATTAAAGATCTTCGTGGGGTAACATAAATGTCAGAATGGGAAAGACCAACGCAACCGCCGTCTCCAATGTTCTTCGGAGAGAAAGAAAAAGACCTTGTCAAGCAAATTAATGATGAAATTATCGAGAGAGTTGTTGGTCAACAGGTTCTTTATTTTCCAATCGATGTAGAGTCAACAGATTTCCACCCTATTTATGGAGAAGCAATCGAGAAAAACTTCTTGCATCCAATTAGAGTGTTTGCTTTAGTGGAATATCAAGGAGTCGAGACCTCCGACATGGAAAACATTGCTCTCGACAAAGCAACAAAGATCAAAGTTAACTTTCACAAGCGAAGATTGACAGAAGATCAGAACTTGTTTGTTAGAGAAGGTGACTTTGTAAGATTTGGAGAAATCTTTTACGAGATTGTTAAGCTCATTGAGCCAAAGATCCTGTTCGGACAACCTGAGACAAGATTTGAAGTCGGAGCTGAATGTATAAGAGCAAGGGACGGACTATTCAATGCAAGCTAAAGGTGAAGTTTCACACCCATCAACACTTGAGAACATCGATACGGCAATTTATCGCTTCATCGACGAGACGTTGAATCCTCAAACAAGAACAAACGCTGGGATTGAGAAAGTAAACGTTCTATGGATGGGAACTGAAAGAACATTCCAAATCAAGAATAACAAAGAACTGAGAGATAAGGTCGGAAAGCTTCGTTTGCCATTGATTACCGT